AAGGCTTTGGCTGATTTCTTTGCAAACTTATCAATGTTTACACCAAGTTTTTTTATGTCTTTTTGAGCAGCCTTTGAGCCTTTATCAGAATACTGGGTGAGGATGCGGGCTACAACTGCGCCAACTGCCATTTATTTAGCTCGCTCTCTGCCTAAATGCTTTTGCAATTCTGCCTTCGCCTCATCTAAGGCTCGCGCCACATTTGCCTGTATCTTTTCTTTGTCCTTATCAACTACCCGCCACACGACACGCGAGGCTTTTCCAAATCTGTTGCCAAGAGTACGCAGGAATTGTTGACCTGACCCGCCGCCAAATCCCGCCTTCGTCTTACGACCAGCAATTTCAAAGATTGCACCTGCCGCAGACTTGTTTAGAAGAGCGCCTGCACTGGTGGTGTAATCACCGCGAACTTTGCCTTCTGCCTTTGTCTTTGTAATCTTTGACTGTATGGCTGAGGCATCCCACCCAGGCCAACCTGCGCCACCGCGAGTTGTCTTGCGGGGCTTGGCGGCATCGGCCTTGCTCCAGCCACTCATCGGTGTGTTGTTATCGTTGTATCCCGAAACTCCTGAGATCAATGCCTTGGCATCTCGCTCTGCCCCCGCCAGTTCGGTGTTGATTACTTTTTGAAATCGCTTGAGTGCATCCTTGTCAAACTCTTTGAGGGATGCGATTGTTTCTTTGATACCTGTCAGGATGATTACATCGTCAGCCATGAGATTTAGCTCGTTCCTTCATATAGATCGTGATTGCTTCAAGGATACCTTCAGGTGCATCAAGCAAGTCACTGATTGGTATTCCCGTCTCAACCGCAACGGCTGCAATCGTGTAGGTTAGACTGTTGCGGTGGATTCGAAAGAAGTATCTGAATCCAGTTCTGCACTGACGATTGTATCAAGAAACTCAGGTCCGAAAACTTTGACTACGACTCCGTGAGTCTGCATCGCTTTCCAACCCAGCCAATAGATATGTTCAATTTTTTGTTGCTCGCCCAACAATTTTGGCATGCCTGCACCAAAGTTCTGCTCAAATGCCACGATGATGCGAGGTGTTAACTTGTAACTGACCTCGCTACCATCGGTCATCTTTACCTTTACTGCTAATCCATCCATTTTTCCCCCCTAATTTATGTGATTGATTTTGTTATATTACCTGAGATTGGCCAAGTCACGCTTGCCGTAACGAGGCTTCCCAAACTTGCCGATACCGATTGCCATTCAGCAATCAGCGCATTGAATGTGTATTTCGGATTATTTGCGCTAGTTGCGGCATTGACGGGCCTGATCTCGATTGCCACCGAGGTACCTACGGTTGTCGTTGCAAAGGATGTGCCATTGATTATCTCTTCCAAGGCGTTGTCAGCGTAATCCTGATTCAGATCAAATGTTACAGAATTGTCAAATACCCCACCCTGACGAGTCCTTGATAAAGCTCCGATTCTCGTGGTGTCAATAATGTCAACACTACTTCGCAACTCTATTGAGGTCACATATTGCGATATGTCGTAGCCTGCGTACACGACATAGGCATTTGTTAGGACAAGGCCTGGCATTTATGCGTTTGCTTTTGTAATTGCACCTGTAATTGGCCAAGTTGCAGAAATAGTTGAGAGTGAACCAACTTCTCCTGACAAAACCTGCCACTCGGCGCAAACGGCCGAAAATGTATAGCTCGGATTTGTAGAGCTAGTTGCTGCAGATGTTGGCTTAACGATACAAGTTGTCACTGTTCCGACAAGGGATGAAGCAAGGGCATTGATTGTAATTTCAGGCCCACCTGCTGCAAAGTCCTGATTGAACTCAAAGGTTACTGAATTATCTTGCAATCCAGCCAACCGTGTCCGCGCTCCTGCAGAGGACATTCCTGTTGTGTCAACAACATCCTCGCTGGTAGAAATAGCAACGCTTGTGATGAATTGGCTAAGATCAACGGCATTGATTGACACTGATGCATCTGTTAATACGATACGGGCCATTATTTTGTTTCCTCTACTGTTTTAGTTGTTGTGGTTTTCTTGAGGTGTTCGCTTGCAACCAGTGCATCTATGTTGAGTCCTAATTCAAGCAACTCTTTCTCGGTGATTTCTTCACCTTTTTTCTTAGGGTTAAAATTATCCGATGTGACTGTGTAGCTCATTTTTTCTCCTATCCGTAAACGGTTATTCGGTAGCGGTACGAAAGAAACTCAATATCGCCTGATGAGTAATTACCCGCTTCGGCAGATGTGACTCGCAGAGTGCTGCAAGCCCCACCAAGAGTTAGATCAGATTCGATTGCTGCCTTGATTGAGTAATCGCCACTTCCTGCGAGGTACTTATCAAGTTCGTTCTGACCCGAACGCTCTGTAAAGCGCTGAACCAAAACAACAACATCTAGGTTTGCCTGGTCAAGTCCACGGGCATTATTAAGATCAAAGGTAAAGTCCAACTGGCCTACAATGGCCGCTGGTGCTACTGGCACGGTTGGGATTAGCTCATAAGTGCGCATACCCGCAATCGCCTCAAGGTTGGCTTTTAGGCCACTGCGAACCTGACTCGGTAGCATTACTTCGCCAAGCCATTGTTTTTGCGTAAGGGGCGCAGTAGTGCCTCAACATCTGCATCTAATTTCGCAGCCAAGCGCACGGTTCCAAGGTCTGTGTTGCCAGCGATACCAAAGGGTGACTGGTTGCGCAGGAACAGGCGCGAGGATTGAATCTTAGCGGCGGTGGCAACCTCAAAAGGCACGGATGAGAAACCGAATACGCCTGTGACTCTTACTGATTGTGGAATGTTAAAGGGGAATACATAGGAACCTACTGCAAGAAGGCGCGACATCGGCAGGCCACGGGCAGGATTATTGACAGGTTCAAACATCGCATCGGATGCGGCAAAGATTGTTGTGTAAGTTTGACTGAAGTTCTCATCAGTAGCAATCTGATTGATGCTTACAAAGTCATCTATTGGCAGAATATAGTAGTCAGTCGGTGTGTAGTAACGAATGACAGGCACGGCGGTGGTGCCATCCTTATAGAAAAAGCGACCACAGTAGTCATCTATTTGACGGCAGGCCGTAGCAATCGCCATCTCAAGGGCTTGATTGTCAATAGAATCCTCAAGATTGAGCGCGCTCTTGACTTCGTTCAGGGTTACATACCCGTTAGTTATCGCCACGCTTGATTCTCGTTTCTACTTTGGGAAGCATTGCGCGTTCTAGTTGCGGAACGGCAGTAGCGGTTTCCTTTGATTTTACCTTAATTCTAAGAAGTTTTTTTATGCGTTTCATTTTGCCCCCAAGTAAGAAGTAAGAGGCGGGTTAGTCGGGGGAGAAAAACCCGCCTCTTACAATGTGTTAACTTTCTTTCAGAAAGTCGGTGCCACTAACTAAAAGCTAGGTGCTACCAATCCAGTGCCTGAAATGATTGAGGCAGCTAGTGGGTATCTTTGGGCAGAGAAGGCACCAAATCCGTAAACAACGGACTTGATTGTGAGAGTTGAGGCACCAGTTGCATCAAATGACAATGCGAATGGTGAACCTGGCTGCTCCCAAAGGTGCATCTCAGGTGCTGCTACGCAGTAGATTTCATCCTGATTTGTTCCTGCGCCGTATGCTGTACCGACATTTGCATCAGTAATGATAGGCAAGCCCATCAATGAATAACCTGAGTTGCCATAGGTTGAAACTCCTGCACCTGTTGCAACTGCATTTACTGGGCCTGCTGCACTTGGAACTACGAGTGGGCGATCTGAACCGTCAACTCCAGCGAGCAAGAAGGCCAAGCGGCGTGGGTGCATAATCCAGTGCGTTGGTGTCTCAAAGACATTTGACTGAATCTTTTGGATTGCATCAGCCAACTTTGGATAGAGAAGTTTGACTGTTGGTGAAGCGGTGGTAAAGGTGATTGCGTTTCCACCTGCGTTGCGGATTCCTGTGAACTGACCGCTTGAACCTGAACCATTGAGAACTTGAGCATCAACAGTTGAGTGGTATGAGCGAATGAGATCGGCAACAACGAATGTGTCAATGCCTGTTCCTCTTTCGATCGCCTGTCGGGATAAATCTTGCTGGCCCGCTATGGTTCGAACTGGGATGCTCAAAAGTGTATCATCGGCATCAGTTTCTGATACTGCAGAGTTCTCAGTTGCTTGGACCGCAGTTGATGTGCCTGTTGTCATGCGGGAAATCTCAAGAGACATTCCTGATGGCGGTAGTGTGTGCTTTGCGGTTGCGAAGTCAGCCGTTGGTCGGCCTGCCCGTGAAAACGGAGCTGCTAGTTCGACTAAATACTGCGGAACAACAAGTCCAGCGAAGTTTGATGTATCAACATCGCGGCGCTCAATTGCTTCTTCGCGTGTGTGGCGTGCTAGGCGCTCTTGCGCTGAGTAGTCACCACGAACCTGAGCATTGAATACATCCTTGACGAATGAGACTCCAGCTTCAGGGTTATATGTGCGAACTTCGCGTGTGATGGTTGCGCCACCAACGCGAGGTGTAATTACTGCTGCAACAGATGCGCGCATTTCTGCACTCTTTTCATCTGCGACTGCCTGTATTGTGAACTTTTCAATCTTTGCATCTAGTGCGCGTGCCTCGATTACGAGAGCATCAACCTTTGTGGTTTCCTCTGTAGTTAGATCGGTGCGTGATTCTGCGGCTACTGCCTCAAGAATTGCATCCATTTCTGTCTTAACTACATCACGGCGCTCAAGAGCAACATCAATGTATGACTTTGACATTTTTCTCCTATGAGTGTGGATTGTGTGTGAGGTGGTGGCAATGCTCTCCACGGCCCGAAGGTGTGGGATTGCTCCGACTTCGCTCTGCTACTTTTGCAGCAGAAATCTATTTCGTGTTGCTGATAATTGCGTGGGCGAGGCGAAGTGAAATCTTGCGACCTGCCTCTGCGCTTGGCTCAGGCAATGTGCCGATGGATGTGAGCGTTGATGCCTTGTGTCCGACAAGGGTATCTGTGGCAACATTGCCATAACGCAGTTCGCGGTATAGGCGAATCAACACGGCTGGGTCGCCTTCCTCGGCGTTAATTGAGAAATCTGTTTCAGGAACCTGCAGTGTGCCTTCGCGCAGAACGCGCACAATTCTGCCACGAGCTGTTCCACCTGATGAATCCCATGAAACATAATCTCCAACAACATCAACTGCACGCTGCATTTCTTCATCCTCATCATCCTTGTATGTTGAATCTTCCATGCTCAGGAACTCGGTCATCATTTGCAATGACCTCATAATGTATTCGTGACCTTCTGAAAGGTCTGAAAAGATTGCCTTGAGTGCATCCATTGCTTCAGGGCTTATATCGCGCCCTTCTTTCATCGCCTGTAATGCTGCCTTCATTTGCTCACGGGCTTCAACACTTGTCATCACATAGGCTGGATAAGTGACAACCGATACATCGCCATCAGCAAGTGAAACCTCTGTGAGTGTGCGAGTTGTGCGATCCTCGTTGTATTTCTGACGAATCACGCGGAAAGCAAAGCTCATCTGATCAACATCGCCTCGCTCAACTAACTTGTAGAGGTCGCGGCCCTCTGAGGTATCTGCGATTTGTGCATCCATATACAGGCCACGGTCATCCTCAATCAGAGTCATCGTGCCATTCTTTGTGCGAGCAAGAGGTAATCCTTCGTGGTTAATAAGTAACCTCACATCAGGTGTCTCGCTCAAGGTCTTACGAAACGCACCAGGGGCGATTGTCTCAATAAATGGCAGTGGCACACTTGGCTCATCAAAGACTGCAGCGTAGCCACGCAAACTCATCGTGCCATCTTCTGCCTGTCGTACTTCAACATCTCGCACGCTAAATGTACGGCGTTCAATCTTTTTCATTTTGCTCCTTGAGTCGGCTTCAGCATCTAGTGCATCAATCTTGCTTTGTGACCAATTTTGCGCTCTATCACTGAAGTTGGAATCTCCGCCCCATAACAACCAGGCAACTAAACCTGCACCTGGATATTGGGCATCTGAGGGATTGCTATTCTTTGGGGCTTGTCCATCAACTTTGTGACGGGCGAACCATGGTGCCATTCTGCGAACTTTGCTATCAGATATATTTCCTGCAGCCATCTCGCGTGCCTCACGCTTGGTGCCGTCAGTTAATCCATCTCCCCCAAAGCCTTCATCAAGATATTTCAAGCCTCTTGTTGCATTGGCCTGCATATAGTCAGGTGCAGAAAAGGGCATTACTCAACC